TCCGCCGTCAGTGGTTCCACTCCCGCCGAACATCACCAATGGCATCGGATCACTCGTGCCCTTCACAGACGACTCCAAGAGTCCCGCGAAGCAAACCATCGCAATGGTGCCGGAATAAGCGTGGAAGAGCACGTAGTCGTTGGTCAACTTCCAGCCGCCGGTGAATCCGTTGTTGGCGAGCGTAACGGACCAGTAACTGCCATAGGCATTGGCGTTACACAGTCGCTCCTCGAAGGTGCGCCAGTTCGGGTTGCCAGATGTGTAGTCGAAGCGGAACGTGGTCGGGTCGGGGATAACTATCGTCTTATTTTCACCCCCGGTCGGCGCCGCGCACATCCCCTTGTTCGATGCCTCGGCGGTCGGAGAGTACAGCTCGAAGGCGCGCATCACGAAAGCTGTGTGCGGAGACGCGACCTGCCGATGGATGGCAACGTAGAAGTCGATGCCCGCGCTGTTCGCGTCGTCGCCCGTCCCGGCGCACTTGAACACGTCGACGGAGTAGTTGTTGGACCCCGACTGCCCGTCGCCGGTGCCAGCGGGCACGTTCTCGACGAAGGACCAGTTCTTGACGCCCGAGCTGCCGCATAGGTCTTTGAGCTTGTCTGAGAGGGCAGCGCTCGGGGTGTCCGTGGTGTAAGCGTCCTTGGACCAGGCCATCAGCCATCACTTCCTATCCAATACGTCATCTCACGCCTCCTTCATCGCCGCCAGCGGAAAGTGCTTGCCGGGGCAGGAGGTCGAGTTGAGCGGCATCTCAGCCTGCCAGTGGATTCGTCCGCCCGGCGTCGAACTGCGCCCGCGCCCGGTTGAGCATCTCCTGTGCAAGACTCGCCTGCGATGCACTCTCGGCAGCCTTGTCCTCGTCAAGCATGGAGAGGTCGCCTTCCGTCCAGCCGCCGCGCCTGAGCGCGGTCTTGAGCGGGACACCGGCTGCGACGAGCCTACCGACCACATCAGCCTCGGCGGCGGGCTGCACGGTGCGCACGTCTTCCCACACGCACTCGATCTCGTGCGCCGGTACATCGCGCCCGTTGAGCGCGAGCGCGTAGGAGGCCACGTCGCGCCAGCAGGCACCAAGACGCTCCTGATACTTCGCAGCCTTGCGCGCGAGCGGCGTCTCCATCGCCACGAGCGCGTCGCCTGAGATGTTGCCGCCCTGGGCGAAGAAGTAATGCGCCGGAGTGCGCGTGATGCGCGCCATGGCGTTGGCCCAGTGATCGACTGCCTGCGTGAAGTTGGCCAGCTCGGTCGCACTGAACTCTCCGACCTGCGTCGACTCCGAACCGTCGCCGTCTCCGGCTGGGATCGACCAGATCTCGTTCGGCGCGTTGCGCAGCTGGGATACGTCGGCCTGCGAGATGATGTAGCGCTGTTTGAAGGCCCCGAACTCGGCCGCGACCATCATGTCGGCGATGAGCTTGTTGACCGCGTCCTGTGGCTCGGTCGCGTTCTGCAGCTCGCCGTAGATGCGCCGCACGCGGCTGCGGACGTGGAACACCGGGATGCGCCCGGTGTCGTTGGCTTGCTCATCCTCGAGCGTGAACCCGGACGCGCTCTGCACCTGCTCGGTCGCGCCGCGCGACACGTAGTGCTCGAGGCGGTCGGTGTAGTAGAGCGTCAGGTGACGCTGCCCGCCCTCGTCATACCACTTCGCAGCGAAGGCCGGCGCGCGCGGGTTTGACTTGTCATAGGCGACCGTGCAGACGCGCGGGTCGTTGTGGACGACGCGGGTCAGTCCGTCCTCATCGCGGCCGACTATCACGAAGCTCTCGCCGCAGACGGCCACGTCCTCGGCCACGTCGTCGGTCTCGATCTCAAGGTGCTCCTGCTGCCAGATCGTGTCGAGCACGTCTTGAGCGGCCTGATCGGTGCGCAACGCGAAGCCGGTCAGCGCGAGCCGGTCGACCAGCGAATCGACCACGGTCGCGCACCAGTTCTCGCTGAACTTGGCGTCGATGCGCGCGAACGCCTGTTGCAGGCGCGCGGTCGAGTAGCGTAGCGGCTGCTCGCCGTCGTAGTAGGCGAACAGTCTGTCGATACGCGAACGCTTCGCGCTCAGCGCCGCGAAGGCACGCGCGAGGTCTGTTTGGGGTGCGGCCACGGCGTAAGTCTCCCTCTCCCACCGGCGTGGGTCGTTACCATTCATCCCTGCACAGAGACGGCGGCGCGCTGCGTGCGCTTCACCATCAGTTCTGAGAGCGCCCAGACGAGCGCGTCGACTCGGTCGGGCGAGGTCTTGTCGTCCTGCGGGCTCCAGGTCGTCATCTGCAGCTCCAGCTCTGGGAAGACGCCGACGTGATGCACGCGCCCCTGTTCGTACATCGCCGCGACCGGCTCGGCCCGCGTCGCCTTGCCGCGGCTGGCGCGCACCGCCTTGTACGGCACGGTGGCCCGCACCGCCCGCAGGTTGCTCCTGATGAGGTCGCCGCCGTTGTTCACCTCGCCGATGACGCGGTCGGCGCCGAGCACATCGTACTGGGCGATCGCCTTGCTAGCCCAGCCGAGCGGCGAATAGCGGCCGGATGCGTCGGCCAGTACATAGGCATGGTCGTCGACGCCGAGGCCGGCCGCGACGATGCCAGTCTCGTCAGAGTCGGCGCTCGCGCTCACGGCTGGGTCGATAGCGACCACGACGCGGCGCATCTCAGGCGGCCTCGCGACGCGGTGGCCGTCGATGAGCGCGTTGCTCCAGAGTGCATCGGTGAGCTCGTCGATGAAGCGCGCCTCGATCTCCTGCTCATAGGCTCGGCTCGTCATCGTCGAGCGCAGCGCATCCAGTTCGTCGGCGGGCAGGTAGGGGTTGGCGGTCGATGCGAAGCGCCAGCTCGCCCAGTCGGGATGGTCGTCACTCTGCCCGAGGTCGTACATCGCGGCGAAGTCGTCACGGCCCTTCGGCGTCGAGAGGAACCACGCGTCGCCTGCGTAGTCGATGAGCGTCGGGCGTATCACCATGTCCCACACTTCGGCGAGGTCACTGACCATGGCGGCCTCATCGACGATGACGCGAGCGTAGCGGCGTCCGCGACTCGTCTCCGGCGCGTCCAGCGACCAGAACTCGATCACGCCGCCGGTGATGAGCTCGAGGCGTTTCTCCTGTTCATTCTTCTGGGTCGTGACCGGGGCGAGCGTCGCGCGCGTCTCGCGCCACAGCTCGGCCAGCATCTTGTAGGTGGGCGAGTACCACCCCACAGGCTTGCCGGTCAGCGCTGTGTCGGCGGAGAGGCGGATGCCGAAGCGCGATTTGCCGAGACGCCGCCCGGCGCAGAGCACGTTGAACCGGCGGCGCTCGTCATATACCTGCTGCTGGGCCGGGTGAAGCCTATTCAGCCGGAGGTGGATCGTCCTGGTAGGTGACAACGACCTGCACCTTCTGTTCGCCCTGGTGCTCGACCTGCACGCGGTCGGAGTAGCTGCGCGGCTTGAGCTTGGACGCGGCCCACTTGAGCGTATCGACCAGGAGCCGGTCGCCGATCGGGTTGTTGCCCTTGCGACGCGCCACGGCGATGGCTTCGTCGGCCATCGCGTCGGCCTGTAGTTCGCGAGCCCGTGCGTATTCCTCCGAGAACCCAGGCAGCTTCACGGCCCACAGCCTGATGGTCGATTCACACGGCATGCCGGGCGTCTCTGCGATCTCGCGCAAGGTCTCGCCGTTGGCGACGCGCTTGCAGATGCGCGTGCCGAGCGCGGCGTTGTACTTGGTGGGTCTGCCGGGACCGCGTTTCTTCTTCTCGGCCATGCTCACATCCTCTCACTGGAGCGGCGCCGCTTCGTACCCGGCGGCGCACGGTGGACGATGTAGCCCCCACGCGGCGGCGGGCAGCCATCTATCACCCAGCCGTCGCGGCGCATCTTCTGGATGTGCTTCCAGACCGCGACGCGAGCATCTGCCGGCATGTTGAAGTGACGCACCGGGTCGGCGCGCCCGCCTACGCGGCTCGCCATGTACTCGGCCAGTAGCCGCGGGAACGCGCCGTCGAGGCGCGGATCGTATTCGTCGCGGCGCTGGCACGGGCTGCACAGTGGACCGCGGTTGTCAGATGCGAGCACGCAGCCACAGGCGACGCAGAGCGCTCTCTCACGCAGAATCCGCCGCGTCGGCCGCGCTGCCTCGACATGAGCAGAGAAGACCGAGCGCGGCGGGTGTTGGCGCGGCTTAGGCACGCAGCTCACTTGGGCAGACGCGTTCGGCGTAGCGCTCGCGACCACGTCGGTTGCGGCACTCTTTGCATGTCCGCGAGAGTCCATCGCGCTCGGCTGCGTCACGGACGTAGAAGTCGGTCGACGCCGGCAGCTTGCGGTCGCAGAGCGGACAGCGCTTGGCACCGAAGAGCAGCAGCTCGAGGTCGAGGTCGGTCCAGGCGTCGGCCTGTCGGCGTCCGCTGGGGAAGTTCGCCACTCTCAATCACCCTCTCTGGCGTTGCGCAAGGCGGTCTCGCGGCGTCTTGGCGCGTCCTGCGACTCGGGGAGCCTCTGCGGCCTCTGCGGCGCTCAGACGCGCGATTTCGCCGGTGATGGTGCGCAGCTGTCCGCTCGGCCTGCCGGTGCGCGCCCAGTTGACCAGCGCGGTGAAGTCGTCGACGCTGTCGACCAGGTAGGTCTCCACCCCGCAGGCGGCGCGTCGCTCGGCGGCGGCGACCTGGTCGAGCGAGACACGTCCGGCGCGCGTGCCGACGCTCTTGGGACGCTTGAACTCGACCAGGTACGTCCGTCCGCCGGCGTGCAGCACCCCGTCGGGAAAGCCGCGCGTCGTGCCGGAGCCTTTGGCGCGGCGCTGGCCGACCAGCTCGAGCTCGACGCGCATCGCCTTGGCGATCTTGCAGCAGGTGGCGACCAGGTCGGATTCGATGGTGTAGCTCACGAGCGCACCCCCCGCAGCAGGTACCCGCCGCCGGGACCGGACGAGGTGGCGATGTCATACCCGTCGCGCCGGAGCTGCCTGGCGGCGGCTGAGACACGCTGCCGCGAGACGTGGTAGCCGAGATCGTCGAGCACGTCGTGGTAGGTCACGGCCAGACCTGGGGTGCGGAGCATGGTGCGCAGTAGGGCGTGGCGGGCACTCATTCGTCATCCTCCCCCGCGAACTCGTCCCACCAGTCGCACTCTTGGCAGGGGTTGTAGATGTTCACCCACGTCGCGCTCAGGCACTCAGGCGTGCCGGGGTCGTGGGGGCAGTGGATGTTCTTTGCGGCGGTTTCGCTCACGGCTCCCTCCAGCAGATAAGCACGACGTGGTTCCCCAGAAGCTCACCGAGCCAGTACGTACCGGAGACCTCGCGTGTGAAGTACTCGTCTGTGAAACGGCGCACGATGCGGATGCGCTCCGGCTTCCTCGCGTTGAGCTCGCGCCACTCTTCGTCGGAGAGCAGGCGGAGGGTGCAGGGCTTCAAGCCGCCTTCCTCGGCGAAAAACCAATCGTCGTCGCTTACGAAGGTGACGAGGTCGTCATTCAGTTTCATCGTCCCCCCTCTCTGCCGGCCGCGCTCTCATGCGGTTTCACGGCTCCGCCCTCCATTCGCCACACCAGTCGCTCCCGCGCGTCACCGGCCACGCCGTTAGCGGCACGTCCTCTTCACAATCAGGCCCGACGTTGTAGCTGGTGATAATCCGCCCCTGGCGCACCGTCGGCGGATGCCGCCGACACTCGCCGCTCTGCGCTTCTCGGTACTCACCGACCGCGCAGTGCCAGTAGACACAGGCACAGCAGAGACCGATGGAAGTAAGTCCCTCTTCCTCGTCAGCCTTGCTCACGGCTTCTCCTTGAACGAATCGCGCATTGCGCCGGATCGTCGGCGCGGCCTCGATGATGTCGTGCGCCACGTCGACCAGCTTCGTCTCGATGTCCGCGTAGACGAACCGCTCCAGCAACTCGTCGGCGTCGACTAGGCGCGTCATGGCTCCCTCCCGGCGCCACCCACGAACGGACCCTCTTCCCCATTGAGATAGCGGCAGAGCAGGGCGTACTGCTCCGACCTTGCCGCCGACCTTGCCGCCGACGCTGCCGCCTCGTCGGTAAATCCGTCAACGTATCCCACCATCACGTCAAGGCAGGCGTGCAGGAGAGCCTCCTGGTCGTCCTGCGCGTAGCAATCGACGGCGATGAGCAGGTGGGCGAGTCGGTCACGAGCGGCTCCTTTCGCTAGTAGCTGCCGTCGAGTGGAACAACAGTACATACAGTTTACGTCGCATGCCGATGAGAAGCAAGCAGGAACCACTCACTTTCTCAGGACTCCTTTAGGACGGGCGGCGGGCGCCGGCGTGGCAGGCCAAGCAGCAGACCTGCAGGTTGGACGGGTCGTTGTGGCGCGGGTCGCCGTCGACGTGGTGCGTCTGGCAGATGAGGTCGCCGTTCGGGCGCCGATCGAGATCCCGGCCGCACGCCTCACACTTGCCAGCGGCGCGGCCGAGCGCGGCGCGGCGCGCCCGATGGTAGGCCGGATCGCGGTAGCCGGCGCGGCGCGGATCACGCGCGAGCCGGCCAGCCTCGCCGGCGTGGGCGGCGCAGGTCGTGGATCCGGCCTCGGCCGGCGCGGCGCAGTACCGGCAGGTACGAGACGCGAGGGTCAGCCGCGGCGACTGGCGGAAGATGCTCACGCGCCCGCCCTCAGCGCGGCCTTGCGCTGCCGCTGCCTCTCCGCGCTCCGGATCTTCGAGCGCACTTTGTGACACTCTACAGCGACTGAAGTCGCGTAGCTTCTTGGGGCACGCTCGTCGCAGCCGACCACGTTTCGCCCCAAAGGCGCTGTCCGCGCCCAAGGATACCCGGAGTTGGCGCTCGCGGGGGGCACTCTGTACCCGCTCATTGTACCAGATGAGGCTACAGCGCCCAAGGCTGCCACCCACTCCTGCTCCAGATGAGGTAGCCAGCGCGGAGGTTCTGCTCGGGATCGAAGGGGTCGAACGCCGGGATGCCCCACTGGCCGCGATACCAGCCCGGCATCGTCTGGAGCAAGCCTGCCGCGCCGGATGGATTCAGCGCCCGAGGCCGACCGCTCGACTCGCGGTAGATGATCGCGGAGAGTGTGCCGAGGGTGTACTCCGGCCAGCCGACCCAGCGGGCGAGCGGCATCCAGCGGGCGACGCCGGAGCCTCCCGGCCTGCGCATCTTGGCGATGCCCGCAGCGGCGGCGGCACGACAACGCTTCGCATGGTGCTTCCACGCCTTCCCAGCGGCACTCCATGCCGTGTTCGGCTCACAGCGAGCCGGAGCGGGAGCCAGGCGCGCCGGTGGCTTCTTGCCCTGACAGCGGCGGACGCGGGCGAGACGGGTCCGGGCGCGGCGCGCCTGCGCCTGCCACTTCTTCGCCCACTTGACCCAGCCCGCCGACGCCGGCCTGGCGGTCGCGGTCGGCTCCGGAGTAGGTGACGCGGTGACGGTCGCCGCTGCCGCTTCGGATTCGGTCGCGGAGACGATGACGAAGCCCGTCGCCAGGCATGCGCAGATGATGATCTTCAACATAGGGATTCCTCCAGGTCGGGCTCGTCGGGCTCCTTGCCCCTGAGCCGGTGAAGCTTGGACCGCGCAGCCCACAGGCGGCGCTGCGCCTCGCGCTCGGCGATCGCCTCCTCATGTGCCTGCCGCAGGTGGTCGTAGTGGCAGGGACCGCAAAGGCCCGTGGACTTCACGCCGATGGCGCGCCGCGCGCAGGCTGGGCAGAGTTGGCCGTTGACGATCTCGACCACGCGGCGAAGCACGGCCGGCGACTGCGGTTCCATCTCGGTTCCACAACCTCGCCCGGCGAGCTCGATGCCGAGACGCATGGCCTTGTGCTTGATCGCCTGGTGCGAGCGCCCGAAGGCGACCGCGAGCTCAGGTCCAGAGAGCCGCGAGGCGAGGTAGCGCAGCGCCTCCTCCTCGGCGTGCGTCCAGAACTTCATTCGGCCTCCGGCCGACGGTTGCGCTGCCAATCGCAGTCGAAGCAGAGCAGCACCACGCCCTTGAACGCGGCGACGAGATCCGAGCCGCACTCCGGACAACGGAAGGCGGCGACGGTCGCCTGCGTGCGGAGCCGCCGCACCTCGATGATGATGTCGGCCACGGTCGGGAGCTCGGTCGACTCGTGCACGAGGTTGCGCACGGCCACGCTGGCCTCATCGGGAGCGATGCCGGCACTCATGAGTCCCATGGTGTAGGCGGCGTCACTCTCCGCCCGCCAGGCGGAGCGCGGGAAGGCCGCGGCGAGCATCTTCACTGACTGCAGGATCCGCTTCGCGGTCTCCCGCTCCGATGCCGGCGATAGAGCGGTCTCCGAGGCTGGCGTTCTCATGGCTCCCTCCCATCCATTCCAGTCCGACCTCGAGCACGTCGCTCACGCGGTCGACGCCGGCGACGTCGCTCGAGCCGTGCGCCTCGCCGCTCGCCCACTCCGGCCAGCGCGCGGCCTGGGTCTTGGTCGGCTTGACGAGGAACGTGCGACCGTGCTGCATGAAGCAGTTGGTCGCGGTGCAGTGGGCGCGGTAGTTGACGACAGCGGCCAGGAGCTCGTCACGGCCGGCGCCGCCCTGCGTGCGCCACCATCGGTACAGCCCCCAGGCATCGGCCTTGCTCCCGGCGCGGCCCGACGCCTCCCACCACTCCTCGAAATCGGACCGCAGAACTCCAGAATCCGCCTTTATAGAAGTGACGGTTCTACTTGACGGTTCTACTGACGGTTTGGTGGCCGTGTGTGACCACCTTGGGTGGCCGTCCACGACCACCTTGGGTGGCCGTGTGTGACCACCTTGGCCGTCCACGACCACCTTGCCGTCGGCACCAAGGTGGCCGTCTGCGACCACCTTCAACAGGGAAGGCTGCGCGGCCAGCGCCTCGGCGTCGATCCGATAGTGGTTGGTCGTCCAGACGCGCTCGCCGTCGCGGGATGCCAGGCCGCCGGTCTGCAGCTTGCGGATCACGCCGGAGTCGGCGAGCTCACCCACGTAGCGACGCACCGTGCGCTCGGACAGACATGACCGCTCGGCGATGCGCCGGTAGCTCGGCCAGCAGACGCCGTCGGAGTCGGCGTGGTCGGCCAGGATGAGAGCCACGAGCTTCACGGCCGGCGGCGCCTTGAGATGATCGAGCACGAGCCCGATGTGGCGAACGCTCATCGGCGCGCCCCTGGCCTCGTGCGCTCGGCCTCGCGCTGAAGCGACGGATCGATCTCCGAGGCGATCACGCGCCGGCGCTCGCGCTTGCCGCCGCTGCTGCAGTCGATCTTGGGCAGCGGATCCTCGGCGCGGCGCGCCCACTCCATGACCTTCTCGCAGGACACGCCGAGTCGGCGAGCGACCACCGACGGGAGCAGAAGCGCCCTGTCTTCTGCCGAGACAACGAGTTGCGCCATCCTCCTAGCTCCTTTCATAGATACTGCCAACGAGTTCCGTGAGGATACGACGTTTGGAAGCCAGCTTCAACGCCGGCCACCCGCTCGAGCCGATCGTCGCCCTGGCGCTCGGCTGCGGCCTCGCTGCCCAACGGCGGGTACCGGGTCTATAGGCGAGCGACTCGAACCGTGCATAAATATACGCCTCGAGAGGAGTAGCGGCCGGCCGCGGGAGCCAATCGCAGCCGGCCGCCGGCGCCGCGCTGGGGGGTAGGCGCAGCGAGCCTCTAGCGGATGAGCGACACGATGACGGACGCCACCGCGCCGATGGCGGAGACGACCGTGGCGCGCATCCACCACACGAGGTTCCCGACCTGCTCCTCCAAGGTTGCGACGCGCGTCCGAAGGCCGGCGCGCGGATCCTCGATCGCCTGCCTCACGCCCGCCATCTCCTCGCAGGCGAGAGGACAGTGGCTCGCGTTCACGAGCTTCTGAATGGCGGCCTCGGCGGCGGCCTCGGCGGCGGCGGTCGCCGTCGTCTCGATGAAGTAGCGCGCCTCGGCGGATAGGTCGAAGATTTCCTCGCGAGCCCCGGCCATGTGCCCTCCTTAGGTTGCCTGGCGGAGCCAGGTCGCCGCCAGGCGCGGCGCGTAGGCGGTTGCGGTCATGGTGAGGGCGGCGCCGCTCGTCTGCCGGCAGTACATCTTCACGGTGTCGTTGGCGGCGAGCTCGCGCATGCAGGAGCGTCGATCGTGCCGTTCGTCATGGCCCGGCCCCGATATCTACGTCTTCCAGCTTCGTCCCGGCCTCTGCCTCGGCGAGCGCGTGGCGCGTCTCGTCGAGCTCTACCGTGAGCGCCGCGATCTGCACGGCCTGCTCAGCAATCGTGAACTTCAGCTGCTCGATGACCTTCAACGCGTCAGCCATGTCAGTCCTCCATTTGTTCAGGAACCGCCGGCCCGCGCGAAGTACGCGTAATTAGAGGCATCCTTGCGCACGTAGAGCCGCTTGTTCACGGGGTCGTAGTATATCTTCCAGCGCCCGGCCTTGCTCCATCCCGTGCTCGCCGCCGAGCCTTCCTGGATCCAGATGCCGTCGGCTGAGGTGCCGCTGCTGAAGTTAGTCGCTGGGTTGACCTTGCCGGTGACCTCAAGATTTCCGAAGATCTTCACGGTCTTCGCGGCGGATCCGACAGAGAGCTGCACGAAGTCGGTGCCCTTGCGGGCGGTGATGTCGGCGCTGTCTTTGTCCAAAGTCAGGGACGATATGGCGGCGCCAACGCCAATCTGCGGGCTGCGAATAGAGATGAAACCGCCAGCGAGCTCATCAACGTCGGAGGCAATCAATCCCGGAAGTTGTTCATCAGAGTCGCCTGAGAATAGCTGTATCTGCTGCGCCTCATCTGAGTCAATCTCGATACGAGCTCCAGACGTCGCAGTGCGCAGGACGGCCCCCGTGATCGTCCCCCCAGTGATTTTCACGGCGTCGATGGTCACGGCGTTGATAGCTGCGGCCGTCACGACGGCGGCCTGCACGTTGGTGACGTCGAGCTTCGCGGCCTTGATCGACCCCGCGGCGATGCGGTCGACCGAGAGGGTGCCGGCCTTGATGGCGCCGGCGTTGAGCTCGAGCGCGTTCACAGCCGCGGCCGTGACCACGGCGGCCTGCACGTTGGTGACATCGAGCTTGGCGGCGGTGATCTCACCGGCCCTGATCTTTGCGGCCGTCACGCAGTTGGCGGCGAGGTTGGCCTCGCCGATCAGAGCGACGGAGAACGGCCCGGCTTGGACGTCGGTAGA